TAATTTAGAAAACTAAACAAAAAGGAGGCGATACAATGGACTATGACTACAGCAAGCTTATGGGTAAAATCAAAGAAAAGTACAAGACTCAGGCTGCATTCGCTAAAGAAATGGGCATGGGAGAGTCAACGTTAAACCTTAAGCTTAATAATAAAGCTGAATGGTCACAAAATGAGATGAAAATGGCAATGTTTTATTTGGAAGTCAGTACAGACTTAATAGAAGACTATTTTTTTTCGCATAAAAGTTTAGAAAACTAAACAAAATAAATGGAGGTGATTTTATAAAACTAAGTGTTTTAGGCTATGCCTCTTTGGCAATCGGACAAATAGCAACCATATTCATGCTTAGCCGACTTAGTCGTAATGATGTAATCATTGCTAAAGGGATAGCCAAAGAGACATATGTTGAAGTGCTAAGGGATTTAAACAACCCTGAAATTAATCCTGAGACAAAGATGTACCTTGAGAAGGTGAAGGAACTTCTTGAGCAGGATCTGAACTATGAGAGGTGATTTTATAAATGAATGTATTTGAGGCTTTTAAAAGGATTAAAGAGACAGAGTTTGCGGCTCATATGATGTATGAGATGGTGCAAACTTATAAAACTCAAGAAGAAATCTGTAAGCACCTGCAATCTGAAATTCCTGAAGAACAGCTGCTTGAAATGATTCAAACAGCTGAAGAAAAAGGTAATGATTATCCTTTGTCCTTTGACGGATTGCAGTAATGGCAACCATTAGAAGCGAAAAAGGAGGAGGCAAACTTAATGATACCAAAATTAATGATTGCAACAGTAGGTAAATGCACAAGGGTATTTCTTGGTGGTAAAGACGTAAGTCAAGGCGTTACAGATATCGTATATTCAGCAAGAAATAAAGAGGGCGAGTTGAGACCTACACTAAGGCTGTTAGAGGTAGATGTGAATAATTTTTCAGTTGGCGGAGAAAAAGACTTTGATGAGTGGTACGAGTTTGTCAAGGGGTTATCTGTAGGCGAACCTAAAACCGAAAAAGTAGATTCACCTACAGAAAGTACAAATATTAAGGCTTAAATCTTATCTGTATAGAGAGAAACAGAACCTAAGATATTGTTTTTCTCTTCAGATATATAACCTTTAGAGCAAAGTTCTTTAAGAATCATTTCATAATCAGGGGTACTGATATAGTCGTCTACAATAAATTCCGTCCTACCGGTGCTATTGTAAATGTCTTTGAAATGGTTAAGAAGTTGCTTTGCAGAATCAGTGAGCATATAAGTTCTCCTTTCAAATTATTTAGGTGCTGGCACACCTATAAAAGTATAGTAGGAGAATTTAATAACAATGTAAATACATCAATTTTAATCGAGGAGGTGATTTTATCAACGAAATAATAAAGATAGAAGTTAATGAGAGTTTAGAGCCTATGGTAAGTGGCAGAGAATTGCATAAGGCCTTGGGAGTGGAAACACCTTACATGAAGTGGTTTCCGAGAATGGCAGAGTACGGGTTCACAGAGGGGCAGGATTTCAACTCAGACAAATTTGTCCAAGTTCAAAACGAAGGCGATAGAGAAGTTAGTAGAGAGCTTACTGACCACCTAATCAAGCTTGATATGGCAAAGGAAATCTGCATGATTCAGAGGACTGAGAGAGGTAAGCAGGCAAGGCAGTACTTCATTCAGGTAGAAAAGGACTATAACAGCCCTGAGAAGATAATGGCGAGGGCGCTAAGGATAGCAGAGCAGGAGCTCAGTACTCTAAGGCTTGAAAGCAAAATCAAAGACCAGCAGATAGCAGAGCTGACGCCAAAGGCTACATATTATGATTTGATTTTACAGTGCAAAGACCTTTTATCAGTGACAGAGATTGCGAAAGACTACGGAATGAGTGCAACAGGATTCAATAAAATGCTGTATGAGTTCGGTATTCAATACAAGCAGAGCGGAGTTTGGTTCCTTTATGCGAAGTATCAGAGCGAAGGTTATACACAGACCAAAACTCAAAATTATAACCGTCCTGACGGAACACAAGGAAGCAGAGTTCACATGTATTGGACTCCAAAGGGAAGGCTTTTCCTGTATGACTTACTGAAGTCTAAGGATGTTTTGCCGATGATTGAGAGAACAGAAGAAGAAAAGGTAGGTTAGGAGAAAATATGGAATTAAAAAATGCTAAAACTTATGAGTTGGTAGAAGAACTGAAAAAGAGGGAAGGTGTAGAAGTGAAAATTGCAGAACCGCATAAAGATATGGCGGTATCGGTAAACGGTCCTGCGGTGGTTCTAATAATTATTGATTAGCCTATTTTGCTGTATGGGTAATGTCCTTTTACATATGTGGCTAAATAGTGACCTTTAGAAGATGCATCCATAAGTTCGTTATAAACGTATTCAGGAACACCGGAATAGCTGTACAAGGAACCATTTTTGAAGCGTACATATAAAGTGTTGTTTTCATACCCAACAGAGTCTAGGTTTGACGATGATACAGAGATCATGTTCATGCTAGTCTTTCCCCTTTCATTTACTCAGCTACGGCAATAGCTTGTAAGGATAGTTTAGGAGAGATTAGAGGGAAAGTAAATAGGAGGATACATAAACATGGGTGAAAAAGAAAGTAACAAAGAGATTTTAGAAGAAATACTACTTGAATACTTGGTTCGATTAACTAGAGGGGGAACAGCTGAACAAGTTTCAATGATAGCACATGAGTTGACAGAACTTATAAATTACGAAGATACAGGCTTAGACAAGTTTTCGGACAGAGAACTGATAAGGGAACTTAAATTAAGGAAGGGCGCTAGAGCAATTGAATTTATAAGTTAAGGAGGAAGTATGGAGTTTCCGAAACAAATAATGAAAATGTCAGAACTTAAAAATATGGGCTTCCCTATACCGTTGCTGATGGAAGCGTATAGAGATCCAAAGCAGAATTTCGCCACTAAGATAGACCCATCAAAGCCAAACTCAAAGATTATTTTTGACACGGTCGGCTTTGATAAGTGGATTGCTAAACGAATTAAGATACAGACAGCTGAGTTTGCAAGTCTAAGGAGAAGACCTGCAAGAGGTACAGGATGGAAGATAGTAAGAGAGGTAGGATAAATGAAAAAGGAGCTAAAAGAGGTTTTAAACAATAATTTTGAGAATATGGACCTTAAGGGCTGGAACTTTAAAGGGCAAAACCTGACAGGAGCAAACTTTGCAGGTGCAAACCTTGAGGGAGCTTGCTTTATAGATGCAATACTTGTAAATGCAAATTTCGAGGGTGCAAATTTAAAGAATACAGACTTCTCGTGTGCTAATGCGTGGGGTGCAAACTTTAATGAATCAAATTGCCAGAACGCCTTATTTTTATCGGCAAACCTTACAGAGGCAAGCTTTGAGGAATCAGACTTAGACGAAGCTTCATTCGCACAGGCTAATCTGACTGAGGCAAACCTTCAGGATACAAACATCATTACAGCCGAATTTGATAATACCATTGGTATTTATCCGGTGTGCCCAACTGAGGGAAGCTTTATAGGATGGACTATCGGGGAAGATGAAGAAGGAAATGACTGCTTAGTGAAAGTATCTATTCCCACATGGGTTCAGAGAAGTTCAGGAACTACAAGAAAGTGCAGAGCAGAAATGCTTTTTATTAAATCTATCGAAAGATTAAAGGGTGGTTATGGGCTAACTAAAGCAACGCTTAAGTTCAGAGATTATATCTTAAAGGATGTTGTGTATGATACCGATTTTGAGGAAAACAGATTCCAGTTAAGCTCAACAGATCTTTACTTCTGGATTTCAAAAGAAGAAGCCTTAGCACATGCGAGGAAAAAAATATAAAAACGAGAGATAAATTAAAGGAGGATTTAAATGTCTAATTTAAAAGAAAATAGTATAGTTGTGCCGGATGTATGGTCCGGCAAGAAGTTAGAGAAAGATATAGCAGAATTTAAGAGCAGTCACGGTAAAGAGGTCGAAAAGCTAAAGAGGAAAGTTGCAGAGCTTGAGTATGATCTCGACAGTGTGGAAAAGGCTTTTTGGATGGGCGTTATAGGATTAACGATATTCAACCTTGCAGTTGTAGCAATGTTTGTTTTTTAAGAAAAGGAGAGAATAGAAATGATTAATTTAACTTTTGAAACATTTGATGAGATGGTAGCTTTTGCAGGACAGATACTTGGTACTCAGACAGCTGTAGGGGCGTCAGTATCCACGCATACAGATATTAAGCCTAGTATGCCTGTTATCCCTGAGGCTCCTGCAACACAGCAACCTGTTACACCGCAGGCACCTACCCAAATGCCTACCTACTCTATTGATCAGATAGCAGTTGGTGCAATTCAGCTTAAAGATGCGGGAAGACTTGGGGAATTCCAACAGCTTTTGGCAAAATTCGGAGTAGCAGCACTTACCCAGTTACAGCCGGCGCAACTTCCTGAGATTGCAGCAGAGTTGCAAAAGATGGGGGTAAAGCTTTAATGGCCAAACACGCAGTATTAAGCGCATCGGGGGCGCACAGGTGGCTAGAGTGCACCCCCAGCGCAAGGCTTGAAGAGAATTTTGAAGACAGATCATCAGATAGTGCAAAAGAGGGCACGTTGGCACACGCAATAGCAGAGGCTAAAGTAAGGAATATGCTTATAGATCCGTTACCAAAAAGGTCTTTCAATAAGATACTCAAAGACTTTACAAAAGACATCATGTACCAAAAAGAGATGGACGCTCTTACGGATGAATACGCGGAGTACATAAGAGGTATCGTGCTTTCATGCCCACAAAAACCGTACATAGCCGTTGAGGTAAAACTCGACTTGTCCGCATACATACCTGAGGGTTTTGGTACGGCCGATTGCATAATAATATCAGGTAATGAGTTACACATAGTAGATCTGAAGTATGGGAAAAATGTCCCTGTTAGTGCAGAGGATAATCCGCAGTTAAAACTGTATGCACTTGGAGCAGTAGGCGAATATGAATTATTCTACGACATTCAATCGGTGCATATGCATATCTTCCAGCCTAGAAACAAAGATGGCGGTGGAATATTTACAACAAGTGTACAGGAGTTAAAGGCTTGGGGGGAAGGCATAAGGCCGATAGTGGGAATGGCGTATATGGGCGCAGGAGAGCAAAAGGCGGGACCTTGGTGCGGTTTTTGCAAAGCTAAACCGATATGCCAAAAGCACGCTGAAAAATGTAGAGAGTTAGCAAAACTTGACTTTAAAAAGCCTGAGCTCTTGTCTCGTGAAGAAATCGGACAAATTTTACAGACTGCAAAAGATGTTGCGAGTTGGGCAAAAGCCTTAGAGGAGTACGCACTGTCGGAAGTATTAAAAGGCAATGATATATCCGGATGGAAGGCGGTAGAAGGAAGAAAAACAAGAGCTTGGACTGATATGGATATGGCCTTTAAAAAGCTTACAGACAATGGAATAAGTGAAGAAATATTGTGGGTAAAGAGCCCATTAACTTTGGCACAAGTTGAAAAAGAGATAGGTAAGAAAGAATTTACCGCCCTTGTAGGCGATATGGTAACGACTAGTACAGGTAAGCCAACATTGGTACCTGATAGTGATAAAAGAGAATCAATTAAATTAAAAGCAGCAGATGAATTCAAGGAGGAATCAACAAATGAGTAAAGTAATAACAGGAAAAGTAAGATTTAGCTATGTGGCACTTTTAAACCCAAGAAACGACTTAAACGGAAACAGTAAATACAGCGTAACTGCACTGTTACCAAAGTCTGACATACAGACAAAGCAGGCTATTGATGCGGCTATAGCACAGGCGATAGAAGAAGGCAGAAACGGAAAATGGAACGGGGTAGTTCCTCCGGTAGTACCTACACCAATTCATGACGGCGACGGAGTAAGACTGGATGGTTCTCCGTTCGGAGAGGAGTGCAGAGGATGCTGGGTGTTTACAGCATCAACTAATGCAGATCCAACTAAACCGAGACCTGAGATAGTGGGTCCTGACTTACAACCGATAATGAGTGCAACAGAGGTGTATTCAGGAATGTATGGCAGACTTTCAGTAAATTTCGCTCCGTATTTCAGTGCAGGCAAGAAAGGAATAGGATGCTATTTAAACAATGTGCAAAAGCTTGAAGACGGAGAGCCTTTGGCAGGAACTAAAGCATCAGCATCTGAAGATTTTGGAAGCGGTCAGGCGGCGTATGGGCAACCTGCACAGCCACAGTATGGACAACCTGCGCAGCCACAGTACACACAGCAACCTG